GCAGTAGCTTCAACTAATGCCAGGCCTAAATATTTAAATGTATTTTATATTATCAAGGCAAAATAATGATCTATTCAGTTAAATACAAATCTAGAAATTCATTTTTTTGGCGAACTTTAAAAAAAGTAAAAGGTGACGGTGTAATTAGTGAGACTAATTACCCTATGAGATTTTTTATTTTAGATGATGAATCTAGGGTAGAAATTCCGTTAGTTGATATGATTTTTGAGTTTGGTAAGGAACGACATTTTTTTATTAAAGAAAATATGAACAAAGAAATGGGTAAAATTTAGGGGAAAATATGACGATAGATGTAGAGGCTTTGGCGTTAACTATTGGGAAGGGAACTTCAAACCGTTATTGTTGCCAAGAGGTACTGGACTTGGTTTCGGGATATAACTCTAATCGGAATTTGTCTTTGGAACAAATACAATCAATGATTACCACTTTTGCAACTGCGAAACTTTTTCTAGATGAGGATATGCCGGCAACGGCAAAAAGTGCAGTAATCCAAATTGTTCCCGATGAAAACTTAGTAACAGCAGAATTAAAAGAAATGGTTATGTTTATTTTTGAAAAATACGGATTTTGACAAATAAATGTAAGACTATTTTAGTTTTTTGCACAAAAAAAGCTTGCCCCATGATCAACGTCACCAAAAATAAATAGATCTTTTATTTTTAAATTAATATATTATTAAGTTGTAAACGTCCAAGGATGGCGAGGAAATGCAACAGCAAGAATTAAGAGAGCTAATTGAAAGTATTGTAATGGCCAATCGAGGTTTCACGATTGAAACCTGGGGGCTTTTGTTTGCTTTAGTGTCTGCTTTTGCTACCCTTATTTATACCTTTTTTAGCACTTTTGAAAAAAGATTAGTGGAGCAGTCTGATAATTTGAAAGAGGCAATCGACGGCCAAAACGTTATACACGACAAAATTAATCAATCTTTGATGACATTAAATTCCACTCTAGAAGTCACGAACTGGCGAACAAAAGCGTTAGAGGAAGCTTGCAAGAATATTGATTCAGAAGTTACACTAATTAAAGAACGAATAACGAAAAATGAAAAAACAATGGTATGTAATTTTGCAGCTACCAAACTTGCAGTAAAAAAAGAAGTTGAAGAAGAATTGGCAAGACGAAGAGAATCTTAAAAATTGGATTAAACAATAAATATCAAAGGATGATTTTATGAAAAACATTTTGGATGCTGTAATTGCTGTTTTAACTTTGTTGATACCTAGACTCAAAAAAGAAAATCCAAACTCAGGGATTAAAGAGACAAAAGAGACTGTGATTGCCCTAAATGAAATTGGCGTTTTTTTTGCTTCTCAATTCAAGGACGGCTTTCAATCGTCTGATTTTACCGAAGTTTATAGTAAAATCATTGCTGATTCTGAATTTAAAAACAAACTATTATTAGCTTATGAAAATTACCAATTAATTCCAAAAGAAATTGATGATTTGGATCTTGGCGAAGGTTTAGAATTAGTTAAAATTCAAACTGAGTACCTCCCAAAATATTTAGATGTTTTTAAAAAAAAGGTATAAAAATGAGCTGGGTTGTAAATAAACTCGTTCAAGTTGGCGTTGATTTACTTGTCAAAATGATTTTAAAGTGGATTGCTGATCAAGAGGCAGAAAGGAATAGAAAACCCAAGGCACCTTTAAGCATGAAACCAAAAGAAGATCTACAACCCATTCAAGGTGGTTGGGGAGATAAAAACTAGTGCGCTCAATGGACGAAAAATATTACAAAGATCTTTATGATACGATGGAAATTTTGCCTAAGTTCATCAAAGATTTTGATTGGTATTATCAAAAAGCAATTAAAGGCGAAAATAAATATTCTGAAGCTACTAGACAAATTTACTATGAGCTAAAAATATCAATTCCTTGGCAAGTTATAGCTGTAATCCACAGTTTGGAAGCAACTTTTGACTTTCACAAGCAAATTTTAAATGGGGAATTATACTACAGAGAAACGAAGCTAGTTCCTAAAGGCCTAGGGCCATGGCCCGATTGGTTTGCTTCGACGATAGCAGCATTTAAACATGAAAAATGGAAAGATATTGATTATAAAAAAGTCCCAGATGTGCTTTATCATTTGGAAAAATATAATGGCGTTGGTTATGCAAAAAGGGGCAAAAATTCCCCTTATTTGTGGAGTTTTTCTAATCATGGCCTAGGGGTTGGTAAATACGTTTCAGACGGTAAATATTCTGCTACGGCAGTAAGTAAACAATGTGGGGCCGCAGTTTTGCTTAAATCCCTGGGGCTAACTTAGCATTCTTCGATTTGCCATTCTACATGTTCGCCGGTTTTCTCTAATATTTCGTTAACTGCATTCCTCGCAACGTCGTAAGCGGTATGCTGGTCAGTTTCTATTGATATGACTAAATCGTTGACGATTACTTTATACATTTATTTTTCGCTTTCTCGAGTAAAATTAGAATCCATTCTGGCAGGTCAAAAGGTTTGCTTTTACGCAAATTTGCAAAAGCTTCCTCTCTTAATAACTCTCCTGTTTCACAAAAAATCTTTACATTGCCGTTAAAGCTATATCTTTTGTCAGTTTCTACAATTTCCGCAACTTCCATCTTTACAGTTTCACGCCTTACCCAACCTGGACGATGGTAGTAGTTATTGTTTCCTTGGACTACGGTAAGTTCAAATTTCCCAGGTTCAAGATTTATAATAGCTCGTTCCTTGCTGGTGCCCATTTCACTCTCTTTGTAAAAACTTAGGTTGAGATGAAGAAAAATCATAAACTAAAATGCTACTTAAATCTATTTCTTTTTCTCTCAGATATTCTAGCGCATATTCTAGGTGCTGCTTTGTGGGTCGATAATGCCCACTTTCGTTGTTTATAGCTATCAATCGGCCATCAAAAACGACTAACCAACCAGCAGAATAAACACTTTCGCCTGCACTTAAAGAACTATGATGTATTTTTCCAGTCATTCCCATGGTTGTTAGAAGATTGTTGTTTCTGTCAATTATAAATAGATGCCCTCTTTTACCCGTATTTAACAGCTTACCATCCTGATAAAAAAGTTGATCCTCGATAGTTATCAAGCTAGCTTTCTGCATTTCTGTGGTAAAATGAAGAACACCTTTGGAATGATCTAATGATGGCATTCGGTTAAGCAGTAAATTGCATTTGCAAAGTGCTGATAAAGGGAGAGTTAGGGCAACAAGCAAGGCCCAAATCATGCCCTGGATGCCGCTTTTTCGGGTTTAAATGACTTTAGTATATACCTTATGCCCGCGGAGGCGTTCCCGTCGCCAATTTCTCTAATTTGCTCCACCTCCAGATCAGACAAATAAACGGAAACTTTCTGGCCTTTTTTGCCTGTGCCCTTCGGTCTACCAACTTTTTTCTTTTTAACAGTCTTCATTTTCCACCTCCCTTTCTTCTAAAACGATTTTAATCGATTCTTTTATCATGTCCAATTCAATTTCTGCCTTATAATCTTCATGCTTTCCATCCCATGGGTCAAAGTCAACTTCGGGATATTCCTTTGCTAAAAGCTCGCCGTCGCAACATGCGTCCCAAGCTTTAGTTAAAGCTTCTATTCTCTCTTGATGATTAAGATCGTTTAATAATTCTGATATTTTTGGTGTTATTGTAATCATAATTTTTTCCTTTTTACTTCTTTACAAGATTGTAGTTCTTGAGAAAAGTATAAAGATTCTGTTAAATCTTTATATGTGTTATAAAGTTCACTCTCTGGAATATTTATAATGTCAAACGTTTGGGTGGCTTCGCTAATATCAACAGTCACCATATTTTCTTCATCCCAACCGTACTGGTCGAGTAAATGACAAACAGTCTCTTTAAAAACAGTGAAGTTTGCAAATTTTTCTGGAAATTCCTCGGGTTTAGTTACACAGTGAAAACCTTCTAAAACCGTTGTCCTTGCGGGGTCGCCGTATTCCCAAAAAACTCCGCCAAATAAAAATTGTTCGATTGTAATTTTGTTTTCATCGCTCATGGCCAGTTCCTTTTTTGTTGCCTTTGCAGCAATCTGATTTTGTAAAATATTTACCTGCTCTATATTCAGTATCGTATTCAATGAAATGCCAACGCCAACAATCGACATGTTTTTGTGCCCAACCTCCATTGTTGGACGTTTGCATTTTCTTCCATGCTGCGCTGTATTTTTCTAGTTTTTGTTCGTTCATTTTAATTTCTCTCTTTTACTGAATTTAATATTTTATTCATTCTTTCTTCTGAAACGTACTCAAAGCCTTCTAAAAAATCAATTATCAGGGTGTTGCTCTCATTTTTATCATCGAACAACTCTCTAACCTTTCCATTTTTAAGTGCTTCGATTAATTCTTGCCCTGTTTTCATTTTGTTTTGCATATCGTTCCTTTTTTTGTTGAAAACTTACTATTCTAAGCAAACTACAACACGGCCATTATATAACGTCCGATTATCAGGCCGGATCAACTCAGCATCGTATTTATCTACTAATTTAAACGCTTCAATCATTGACGCAGCATAGACTAAAACTTGATCGTTGTTGCACTCAATCTCTTCATCTGGTAATACGGCCAATTCTCTTTGAAGAATGATTTTTGAATCGCCGTTTTTAAATAAGAAAAATAATTTGCCCATTGTTGAATCCTTTTGTTTGTTTGGTTAAAAAGAATATATGCTACTTGGATTGATTTGTATAGCATAAAAATGAGTTCGTAACTCATTTAAATTATGAAGCTTTTGAATGTTAGTTAATTAGAGAATTAGATTATTGGTCAAGTTCGCCGGATTCTAGTCGTTTAAGTAGTCTATCGAGAGTATTACTTCTTTTCATCTCAAGTTTGTTCTTAATTTCATCTTTGCTTAAAGTTGATAGATATTGCACGTCTAGCATATATTGGATTTGCTCCAACATGATGTTAACGTCGGTTATTTCATTCAGGAAATTATCAAAAGTTTGTTCTCTCTTTCCAATATTTACATGGCCATTCAATTTACAAGTTGCTTGTATTAGCTCGGAAAGTTCTTCGCAAAGCTTAGTCATCTGGTTACGAACGCCACAAGATCCAACTAGTCTCATATAGAGTTCATTTCGTTCTGTTTTGTAGCTCCAATCTTTAGTCATTTCATCAATCCAAGTTTAATCATGTGCTCTTTTGTCATAGCTTTCAGTTGGTCAAAAGCCGCATTTACTGCTTGTTCTTCCACCGGAAAATGCTTTAATTCTAAGTAGAATTGCTCTAGTTCTTGCTCATCTTCTTTGATCAAAACTTGCTTTTGACCGAATATTTTACAGGGTTCATATTTTACCCTTGGTGTCATTAGCGGAGTAAATTTTGTGATGGCAATATTTAGCTGTAACCTAGGTTTTTTCATTGTAAGTTGTATCCCCTTCATTAACTTCTTCGTAAGTAAGTTTGAAAATATCCGGATCGCATGGATAATATTCGCCTTTGACACCCTTGATGATGAAATCGCCAGGTGTAACTAAATAAGTACCTTCTAAGGTGACAACAGAAAAGCGAGCTTCATCAATACAAACGATTTCAATATCCCTAAATTTGTCTCGAATTGCAGTCATGTCTTGGATTGTCCCGTCCCATTGAAAAGCTTCAATCACAACTGGTTTCTTCTTATATAACATTTTTGATTCCTACTAAGTTATTCCTCGTTATCATCTCTAAACAATATGTCAAAATGCTTTTCTATTCGGTACATTAACATATCACAGATATGATAATTTGAACAATTTTCTGGAAAAGTTTTTAAATAATCTGCTAGTTCCTGGATAAATTCAGATCTTGTTTGAAGTGTTCGCAATTCTTTGCTGTAACCTAAAATTCTGATAGCTTCTCTCATAGAGATAATCTTAATATCGTCTACAGTTACAAGGCCAACTTCTTCACATACATTTTCAAGCCACGCAGGCGAAGATTGCAGCTCCCAGGATTTTTCTATTATTTTTAGCTTTTGACTTTTGGTAAAGTCAGTTAACAGCTCATGTATTTTTTTGTTCCTTGTTTTCAATCTTTAATCCTGCTTTAAATTTTGGAGATAATTCAGGAAATACTTTTTCAAATTGGGGGTAGCTAGTATTAAAATTCCAGTTTATCCGATCAACTTTGACACCTTCAAAACCAGCGGAATTCATCAATAGAATGCCTTCTTCGTTGCTGTAATAGATGCTTTGTTGGTATTTGTACCAATGATATCGCTCAAAAAGGTGCTTTATGTGATAACTCCCAATGCGATTAGTTTTTAGTTTTTTGACTGTTATAAGCTTGTTAAATATTTCCTCAGTTTCTTTTTCACGTCCTTTAAATTCACCGTTTGCTAAAAGCCGCTGTATCACTGATTGATTTGAAGTCATTTTTATTTTTCCTGGTAAGGTCTTAGTTTCCACAAGCCACACTGCCTAACAGTACAATGACTAATCTCGACACGATCCCAGCTGCAACAACTTAAACATTTCAATTTTATGGCCAATGGGAAAGATGGTTTTTTTGCGCTATGCACTTCTAAGTATGATCGCCTGTATTTGCTAGGAACATTTTTAAAATCTTCCTTAACCTTTTGTGGCAGCGTCTCAAACTGACTGAGCAATTGCCGATAACGATCTTCGGCAATTTTTTTCCTTTCATCGGTAGAAATCTCATTAAGGTCAGGGTTGTTCGTTTTCAAAATACTCCATTTGACAAGTTATAGATCCATCTAACCCCAAGGAAAGGCAATGTAAAGTAAAAAACATTGTCACGTTCTTTTTTTGTTAACAAAGTATCGATTTGGCTGGTAAAAAGAATTCTGCGACCCTGACGTTGTTTTTACCCATTTTTTTTACTCAACCATCAATTTGGCTGGGGTTAAAAAAAAAATAACACCATTTTGGGCGAAGCTTGCCCGCAAGAAAAGGAACTAGAAAATGGAAGTTTATGCAAAAGAAGTCATTCGATGTAGAGATGTTTATTTATTTAAATTTGACTGTATATGCGGGGAAGAATTGTTGTCAGGTTTCGAGCTGGGAAAATGCAGTATTTGTGCTGCAGATCATACTAGTTCAGTATTGGATTTAACAAAAGTCACTGCTAAGAGAAATTTAATTTCGATCCCAGATGAAAAAAGAAGGAAAGGAATTGGTAAGAAAGTAGTCAGATCAATACTAGAGTCTCAGGATTTTAGATGTCAATATTGTACGTTTAATTTTAGAGAGAGGATAGATTGTATCCATATTGACCATGTATTACCTCTTTCGGCCGGCGGGACAAATAATATTAGCAATTTAGTAGCTGCGTGTTCAAAATGTAATTTGCTCGCAAGTAATAAAGTTTTTCGATCGATATGGGATAAGACAAATTACATCCTGGGTAAGAGAAAGTAATTTTTTACCAAGTTTGGTCTTGAAAAAATCAAAGTTAAAAAAATTCAAAAGCTCATGCGCTCCAGCTTTGATCCTAATGGATCTTTTGGCATAAAATTATTTAGCGACTCTTATGCTCTTCTGCGATCCCAAGCTTTTAAATTGAAATGCGGGCCTGTTAGGAGATCTGGTCTTGCTTGCCGCCTTCTATTAAATATAAGTTTGTGGCATCTAGATCAATTCCCCTTTTTGCTGCTAAATATTTTTTAATATCTTTTTGCAGATAAGGAAACTCTTTTTGGTCAACAGTCATTAGTCTTGTCCATCCGCCAAAAATCTCAACTGCATCTCTTTCAGACTTACTCAATGTTTCTTCTGCTAATGCAGTTACATTTACCATATCGTATTGACTATTATTAAGTGCAATTGCCCATATCCGATTAGAAGCTTTTTCCACTTCGACTAATGGATTGCCAGTTATTTTTTCTATGATCTCGCTAATGTCTGGGAAAAATTTGCAACTAATCATCAATTTTTTTATTGCGTCAACAACATGCTCTTGTCCGTATGGTTCTAACAATTCAACCAGCAAGGTAAGCTTTTCAACAGTTAAAGATTCTTTTTTTAAAAGCGCACAAGCAACTAAAGCCTGAGCGATTGTCCAATTTTGTTTCATTAAACTTTTCCTGTTAAAAGAGTGTACTCTTGGTAAGCATCTTTAATGTTATCTATTCGATCTTTTTCTTTATTTGTTCGCTGAGATGGAGTTGCTTGTTTGTTTAAATTATTATCGTAATTCCCTTCTAAAACCTTCAATACATTTTCAGCCGTAATTGCAAAATCAAATGTAATTTTAAAATCTGTAAGTCTTCCCATTAAGAAATCTTTCGAGGGAATAGAATTGAAATATTCCGGCCAATTTAACCCAGGAAACTTTTTTTGAGTTTTTTTAATTTTGCCCTGACGCTTTCCATCAAGTGTCCTTGCGAGTGCCAGGCCGACAGGCCGTGCCATCTCATTCCAATGATTTATTATCTCTTGGTCTAAATTACATACACTCTTTTGAGCAGGAGAAAGAGCAGGAGAAAGAGCAGGAGAAAGAGCAGGAGAAAGAGTAAGAGTAAGAGGGTTAACTGGATGGTTAACTGGATGGTTAACTGGATGGTTAACTGGATGGTTAACTGGATGGTTAACTGGATGGTTAACTGGATGGTTGACTGGATGGTTGACTGGATGGTTAACTGGATGGTTAACTGGATGGTCGTTTTTGGCCAAATTCTCCTTTTTTAGTTTTCTGCTTTCAACTCCCTTTTTCCCAGAATCCAGTATCTTTAAGTACCAATCAAAATGCTCTTCTGACCCGCATAAATGATATCCTCCCTCAACTTTGCGCACTAGTTTACAATTAATCAGCTCTTCATTATATTCACCAAAAGTCCAATCATCTTCAGGAATCGGCTGCTTTCCTTTTGCCCAATGCTTTTGTGCCTCGAAAGCCACTAGAACCCATTCACCGATGGCAGTTGCCTCACCTAATTTTTTTATCAGTTTCTTAAATCTAATATCATTCCAAAGCTTTTCTTCTATGTTTATCCTGGCCACAAAGACTCCCTGTTTTGCTAATAATTTAAGCATCTTAAAGACGTTTACTGTACTCGGCCACAAAATAAACCTTACATTAACAACAGATTTCTGACAGATCTTTGACATCAATATCCAGGTCTCTATTATATGGTTTACACTTACTATAGCTTAATATATAAAAGTTTATTCTACTTAAAAGGATAAAAGGAGTAATATGAAAAACAATAATGTTGATCCACGAGAAAAAGTTGTTCTCCACTTGGAAGTCCCTAAAGCTCTAAGTGATTTTCTGCTAACGTTTGATCCAAACGGCAAGCTTGGTTATAGACCTACCGCAGGCAGGGCGCTTGCCGCCGCCATGGCCCAGCTAGGTTATAATCATTTAGATTACAGTCCAAGCGATAATACAAAGGACGTGGTAAGTGAAAAAACTAAGCGACGAGGAACAAAGAAAAGTTCTTAGTTCAGTTTCGTCCATGTTGGCAAAAACCGAATTTGGCAACATGGACCTTATCAAAGATTTTATAAAAAAAACAAATACGGCCAAATGCAGAGAATGCAATTACACTGGGATCGTGAATGCGACTTCTTTTATTGCAAATTACAAATACACTGCTAGCTTTGTCTTTAAATGCTTTTGTACAATTGGGAGAAACAGAAAAGAAGCATGGCCGGAATGGAATTTTGATATAAATTATAAAAATTTAAGTTATTAAATATAGGATAGAGATATGAAAAGAAATTTTTTGCAGACTGCCGCAGATGACATTTTGTTTCCTTTAGATGAAGACTACAAGGCTTATAGCACACATATAAAGCATGATGAAAAGACTATTGACCTTGGGGAGGAGGAAATATTACTTAAAATGGTTAATTATATATTGCGTAACGAAAAGGTGATAGAAGAACACTCTATTATGATGGATAAATTGGCAGAGCTATCACATCATTTTTTTGGCAGACTTGCTAGAAACACCAAAGGCAATACTCATACCTGTAAATTAACTCGCAAATATAGAAAGAGAGAAGACGAAAGCGCCAACATGTGTGTGGTGACAGGAAATTATACAGCAGCTTTTTCTTTCTTAACAGAACAAGAAAATAGAACACTTTTCTCATTGCTTTTTCCTGTAAAATCAACTTACAGGGCCGTAGCTGAATTGAGTGACGATGATAACTTTGAAGATATAAAAGATGTTTATCCAACTCAGCAACATAGAACATTTAGACTTTTGGATATCGCTAAAAAAGCAAAAGAAAGAATAGAGGCAAAGCGAGCAAGCAGGCCACGTCCTCCAAAATTAGATTACTATGATGAGGCTTTCCGTAAATTAAGGCATGAAGTTTTTTTAAGAGATGGGGAAATTTGCGCTAACTGCGGGCGAAAAGCTGGCAGAGGAGTTTTCCTTCATATTGACCACATAAAACCAAAGTCAAAATTCCCTGAATTGTTTTATGACATAAATAATCTTCAGGTACTTTGCGAAGATTGTAATTTTAAAAAAACAGACAAAGTATTGCCATATTTAGACGAAGGTTTTTGGGCAAGGATATAATAAGGAATAAACCTCTACCCAAAATCAGCAAAAAACACAACTTCTAAATTGAAGAAACAAGCTAATGCAACTAAGAAAAGGAAAAAATCATGCTTAACAAAGTGATCTTGATCGGAAATTTATCTAGTGACGTTGATCTAAAATACTCGCAAAAAGGAACTGCTTACTGCAAATTCAGTCTTGCCACCAATAAGCTCGACAAAGAAGGCAATAACAGAGCTTCTTTTCATCGTATTACTTGCTTCAATAAACTAGCGGAAAATGTGAGTAAATTTTGCCAAAAGGGCAAGCTTGTTTACCTTGAAGGAGAGTTAAATTATAGCTCCACAGAGGTAAACGGCGAGAAAAAATATTTTACCGATATTGTAGCAAATGATGTTAAATTTTTATCTGGCAGCAAAGAAGATCGAATCCAACCAGAACCTGCACAGTATCAAAAGCAAGATCTTTACACTACTGAAGATATTCCTTTCTAAAAAATCTTAGTTGCGATTACGGGACATTTTTTTAAATATTCTGTAATCGTTTTTATTGCTTCATCGGCAGAATATGCAACAACGTAATGAGATCCACCGGCAATCAACAATTCTTTTAGTTCTTCTTGATCTTTAGTGAGCTTATTCTTATCAACCTTCATTTCAATATATAACTGGGAATATTCTTTGCAGGCAAAAGGCAAATTAATGTCGGGAATTCCTCTTTTCATCCCCGAATCCTTCGCTTTAACCGCTTGCCCAATGGTCAACCTCACGCCATTTAAACTTGCGTGTAAAAGCTTTAATTGTGGCCATACATTTTCACATAGTTTTGCCCACTTGAAGACAATCACTTGCTCTTGGAATTCGCTACGTTTTAAATGCGTTTTTATCGCTTTTTTTATTCTCATTTTGTTAATAATATTGTATGTTTTCCGAGAGGTAAACGTGAAATTTGACTATAGTTTTCAGAGAAAAATGGACATAGAAGAAAAGCTTTTAGACTCTTATTGGAATAACCAACCATTTGAGTTTAAAAAGATAAATAGCGAAGTTTTAACCAAAGGAGCGACAATGGAAAATGATTTAGAAAAGCAGATTAGATTTTTGGAATTGGAGAATCAGAAGCTAAGTGATTCTAGCGAAAAATTAAAGCATCTAGTAAAAGAGCTTTACCATGAACTTTTTTTTTATGTAGATCCTGAGACTCAATCAACCGCACTTAATAATATGCCATCCGAATTTTTAGAAGGCTTTGCGTTTAGAGGTGTGAAATGAGCGAATTTGATTTTAAACCGGCAGTTAGAACTACAAGCAAGATCAAAATGGCCATTTTAGGCCCTAGCGGAAGCGGCAAAACTTATTCGGCATTGCAAATTGCCAGCGGTTTCGGTGAGAGAATTGCCTTAATCGACACAGAGGCCGGAAGTGCCTCTTTATACTCAGATAAATTTCAGTTTGCTACTATGATTTTAAGGCCTCCATTTACCGCAGAAAGGTATATTAAAGCGATTCATTCCGCAGTAAAAGCAGGTTTCGGCCTACTTATCATTGATTCGCTTACTCACGCATGGGACGGCGAGGGAGGGGCACAAGATCAGAAGCACAAATTGGACAGTCGGGGAGGTCGTCAAAACGAATTTGTGAATTGGGGGCCAGTGAAATCGGAGCATAAAAAATTACTGGAAGCTATCAACCAATGTCCAGTCCATGTAATTTCTACTTTAAGAGCAAAACAGGATTATCAAATTGTATCTAGTGGTGGCAAAACAAAACCCGAAAAAGTTGGCTTAGGGCCCATCGCTATGCCTGGGACAGAATACGAGTATGCTTTACTTTTAGAACTTGCGATGAACCATGAAGCTTTCGCCGCTAAAGATAGAACGGGACTTTTTGATAATAGATTTTTCTTGCCAACGCCGGAAATCGGGCAAGAAATTAAGAATTGGTTAAGCTCTGCGACCATGCCAGAGATTGACTTTCCAGATGTAAAAGAGTTCTTGGAGCAGTCAAAAAGCGAAATTCCAGATATTTTTGCTATTAAAATCGATGAAGTTAGTTTAGAAAGTCTTTTATCTATTTTAAAGTTTTTTGGCGAGAATCGACATTTGATAACTTCGGATGAAATGAGAGTGCAATTAAACTTGTTTAGAGAGCGAAAAAACCAACTAATAAAGGAAGCGGAAAATGGAACAACAACTTAAGCAATTACAGGAAGAAAACAGCAGTTTACTTATTAAGCACGGTAAAATTGAAGATCTAGTTATTAAAATTAGTAGAGAAATTTTGCAGAATAAAAGCGAAAAACAGGCCAAAGAATTTGCAGAAAAGCTCTTTGGGCCTAAATTGGAATGGGTTTAGTAAAAAGTTGCGGCCCCCACCGCGGCTTGCTACAATAAAACTACTCTCTCGATAGCAAAAAGTTAAAGTTTGGACTCCTTTAGTAAATAATTTCTATATAGCTATCGAGAGAGTCAATTTTAAGAAAAATCATTGTATTTTTTTAGATTATGCGGATTATGACAAAAAGAAAAAGGGCCAAAAGTAATTATGGGACAGATCCAAATACTCCGCTTACACAAAAGCAATTCTTGTTTGTCCAAGAATACTTTAAAACCGGCAACGGTGTAAAAAGCGCAATTGCTGCCGGCTACGAAGCGGGTCACGAATATAGAACAGCTTACACGAACTCGTCTAGACTGTTGAGTTATGCTCACATACTGCGTCATTTACGAGAGATGAGGGTGAAAATGGAATTTGATACAATAATGACACAAAAAGAGCTCTTGGAGAGACTTTCTGCAATTGGTCGAGGGGATATGTCGAAGCTTGCAAAGTGGAACGCTTCCGGCGTTTACCTTAAAGACAGCGACGAGGCGGAAGCAACGGCAAAATATGCAGTTTCTGAACTTTCTGAGAGCAAGTCAGAGGCGGGAACTTCAGTTAGAATTAAGCTTCACGATAAAGTCAAGGCCTTGGGGCTACTTCAAAAACACTACGAGTTGCTAAATGCCGCAAAACAACATGAAAATGATCCAGGAATTGCAGAAGCTACCGCGTCGAAAGTTTGCAACGTTATTGACGAAATTAACGACGCAGAATGAAGTTAATCAAGCAATTGTTTGGCGATGCGCTACTGACCTGGAATTATTCGCTAAATACTTTTTTCCTCATTATTGCACGTTGGCATTTAATACTTTCCACCGAGATACTTTTAAGAAAATCACGTTTGAAGAGAGAGGCATTAGAAGGGCTAACGCTGCGCCTAGAGGTTACGCAAAATCAACTATTAACGCTTTTATCAAACCCATCCACGACGCTTGTTATAAACTCGAAGATTTTATTGTTATTGCGTCCAATACCGACTCACAAAGTGTTCAAAAATTGCGGGATATTCAAGCAGAATTTTATTCTAACGAGCGTCTTATTAGTTGCTTTGGTAGTCTTATCAAAGCTAAAAAAGTTGGTTCTAGTGACTTTGTTGTGGACAACGGAAACCATCAAATCAGGTTTCTTGCTGTTGGTTCCAAGACTGAAATCAGGGGAATTAGATTTGGTTCTGCTAGACCATCGAAAATTATTCTGGACGATTACGAACACAGCACTGAAGTTGAAAACGAAGAAATCCGGCAAAAATATGAAAATACGTTCAAAGATGTATTCAGCAAAATCGGGAATAAATCCACGAATATTGAAATAATCGGAACTATTTTACACAAGAAATCTTTACTAGTTCAGATACTTAAAAATCCTCGTTACGAATCACAAACTTACAAATCAATCATATCTTGGGCAGAAGACAAAACACTTTGGGAGAAATGGAAAGAGATCTATAAAGATTTAGATTCTTTTGATTCTACTTCAGAGCGAAAGGCAGCGGCCAAAACCTTTTATCTTGAAAATAAAACTGCGATGGACAAAGGCGTGGAAGTCCTATGGCCAGAACACGAAAGTTACTACGAACTCCAGGAAGAAATTATAGAAACTGGTTTACGCTCTTTCATGAAAGAAAAGCAAAACTCTCCAATGTCCGAAGAAGATAAAATATTCTTTCCAGAAAAAATTAGATATTATGCAGATATTGGGGATAGTTTTAAGCTAGATTCTGGGGTTATAATACCTAAACGGGAGCTTTTAGCTTACGGCGTGATTGATCCGGCAACAGGGCAATCAAAAGCGAAAAAGGGCAAGAAAAACGATTTTTCATGCCTTTTGGTTGGATACGCTGACAAAAAAGGTCGAGTATATGTAAATTATGATTATACTCGGAGAGTTGCACCAAGCGAATTCATTAGCAAAGTTTTTGATTTGCATGATGAATTTGATTTTTACAAATTTGGGGTAGAAACAAACTTATATAAAAACTTACTAATACCGAATATGATTGATGAGAGAAAAAGACGAGAAAAGGCGACGAAAAAGATAATAAAAATTCCGTTTTACGAAATCGACCAGGTCGAGAACAAGCAAAAAAGAATTTTTACAATGGAACCTAAAGTAGAGCATGGCTGGATTATGTTTAATAGAAATCTAAGTAATGAGTTTATGGATCAGTTATTTGAATTTCCTAAAGGAGATCATGACGACTGTCCCGATGCCATGGAAATGCTATGGAGTTTGATAAATAACAAATACAAAGCCGTTGTAATGGAAAAAAACTTTGAGCGATAATATCAAAATTAAGGTGCAAAATGTTTAACAAACGAATTCAAGAAAGAGTTGATAACAACTTGGGCATTATTCGTCCAGGCGGTGCTAACGGACAATATCGGAACGCAAAACTGGATAAAATAGACAAATATTTATCCAGTACGCAATACGACGACAAAATGGACTGGATAGAAGCGCAATCACTTGATGAATATGTTCCAATTCGCCAACGAAAACCAACAATCATTTATCCTCTTCCTGCGGTTATTGTTGACCGCCTTGGTTCAAAAATAGCAGGTGAAGAAACTTTCCCGAAATTTACAATCGAAGAAGATGAAGAAACTTCTTACCTCATTAGTCTAATTATAAAGCATACGATGTTTAAATCAAAAATGCTGGAAACGATTAAGACAACCGTTGCTTTTGGTTCTTGTTTTGTTCGTTTTAAGCTAATTCTAGGTAAGTTGATAATTGAGAAATATAATCCCAAATATTGTTATCCTGTTTTTAATGAAGCTAACGAACTAACTAAAGTAGAAATAAAATATATATTTGAAGATTGGGAAGACGTAGACAATAAAGGTAAGCCAAAAAAGAAATGGTTTAAGCTTGAAGTAACTGAGAATTACGATGTCATCTACAATACACCTGAGGCATTAAACACAACCGAACCAACTTTTGAAGAACTAGAAAAGGTTGAACATGGACTTGGTTTTGTCCAAGGTGAGTGGTTCCGAACCACCGAGAACCAGCACGAGATTGACGGGCCTGGGATTGTTGCCCCAATCATGCCTTTCGTTGATTCTTTGAACTACAATTTATCTCAGTCAGACAAGGCCGTAAGTTATGCCCTCGATCCCCAAGCGGTATTTAGTGGTATGTCGGAGGACGAAATAGAGGATCTTATCAAGTCATCTTCAAAAGGGTGGGCTTTAGGTAGAGAAGGAAGCGCACAGTTTTTAGAAATTGGCGGTAGCGGAATACAACGAGCGCAAGAATCCAGGGACTCGCTAGATACAAAAGTGCAGGACATTACCAGGATCATAATGTTGAATCCTGAGAAAATCGTTGGAAGTGCCCAAAGTGCCAAAGCGATGGAAGTTTTACATGGCCCAATGATTGACCTAATCAACGAGCTGAAGCCGTATTTTGAAAAATCCATGGTTAACCTACTTCTCAAAATGCTGATGTCATTGATCATTTATAACAAAAGAGGCGAAGAATTATTCATTCAAATGCCTGCTCAATACATGCCCAAGGCTACTGATATAAGTACAAAATGGGGAGATATTTTCCCTAAGACGATGCTAGACCTGCAACAAAAGGTTCAAACAGTAGTTAGTGCCGCAAATGCGAACATTATCAGTCGTGAAACTGCTTTAAAGATGCTGGCAAAAGATTTTAATGTTGAAGATATTGAGCTGGAATTACAAAAAGTTAATACACAACCTAAACTTAGCATGGGATGGGGCTTTTAAATGAGATTTATTAGAAAAAATGGAAGAATAATCCCGATCAAAGATAAAAAAGACAAAGACGAAGAGGCAAATTATAAAAGTCTTCAACACACAAAAAAATATTCAGCAATTGGCGCAGGGATTGCCGGATTAGGGGCAAGCATCCCAGGGATAGGTGAATTTTTTGATAAGAAAATTCTGGCAAAGAGTGCCGAGGTCAAACATAAAGCAACTTACCAAGCATTATCAAGACTTGGATTAAAAAGCGGTATTAAGTACGGGCTACTTGGTGCCGCATTGGGTGGGTTTATCGGGGCCGGAATAGGATCAAATAAAGATGCAGACATTGAAAGTCGAATTATCGCAAAGCGAGGATTTAGAAAAAGTACAAACAAAGGTAAAAAATGAATATATTAAAAACAGCGAAAAAACTTACCAAAGTCTTTCGGAATACTCAAACCAGAAAATATGTAAAACTTAAAGCAAAAAGCACGGGAATTATTGCAAAGAAAATTGGCACAGGTGCGGCCATTGGTGGTTTTGCTGGTGCTGGGGTAGGAAGCTTTGTTGCTCCTGCTTACGGGCGTACAGAATCAAGAAAAGAAGGGCTGAACATTGGTGCAGCTTACGGAGCTATTGCCGCCGGTGGAATGGCCGCTGGTGGGGTTATCTTTAGGCGAATTAGGGGCCGAATCGTAGCGATCAGGAAGAAATAAATGGATAATCAAGTTAGGTTTATTAGGCGCAACGGTCGGATTATCCCAATCAGATCTAAGAAAGAAAAAAATAAAGAAATGTCAGGCACTAAAACTTTTCTGACAGGTATTGGAGTTGCTTCGGCAGGGCCAGCACTTGGAAAAATATTGGCCAATAGAAAATATCCAGAAATGTCTACTGAAAGCTTTTTGGCGAAGCATAGTGACATGTATAAACGTGCAGGCAGTCCAGATATTTTAAAGGCACATACTAAAGGAGCTTTTGCCATTTTTAACGGTGGAAAACTTACTGGCATGGTAGGCCCTCAATTTGGCGTAAACATCAAACGTAAATCTGTAATTCTTGGAAGTATGAGGGCCGAAGAACATTACTTACATGAAATGGGACACCACGAAGCATCTAGAAAAAAGTATTCTGCAAATCGTTGGTATAGAAAATTTGGACTTGATGCTGAAAGGTACTTTAAAAAAACTAGGACGTTTGACAAAAACGCTATTTTATTAAAAGGATCACTAAAACCTTATATTGATTTAGTTGCAGAAGCGGAGGCCTCAGGCTATGCGATTCGGCAAGCTCATAGGGCCGGAGGTATAAAAAGCGCAATGAAAATAGCAAGCAAGCTGGCCTTGCCTTATAGTTCTTATGGTTTATTGGGTGTCGGTGCTGCAATGACAACTTACGGACTCTATAAAGGCGTGAGAAATACCTTTTTCAGGGGAAAAAATGAACGATAATATTAGATTTATCCGAAAAAACGGCAGGATAATACCAGTTAAGACAAGCAAAACAAGCAGGAATAAGGACATGGCCAAAGGGCTTGGCATTGCGGGGGCAGGGCTTGCAACTAGCTTGTTATTAGCTCCAAAGGCTTTTAAAATGCTCCCTCGGTTCAAAACAGTGGGGCTTTTATCTAGTATTTTTGCAGGTGAAGCAATGTTGGCAGAGGGACTTGATAAATCAATCGAATCAAGAAATTTTGACCATCGAACAGAACAGAATATAAAAAATGTTGCGGGTGGTTTGGTCGGGGTTGTCGGCGCAGTTGCAGGGATGAAGCTTTTAAAAAAATCTAATTTTATCAAGTTTAGAAAGAAAACAAAGCCGATTAAGTCATTTTTGAAAAAGAATAAATCTGCTATGCTTGATTTATCCGGTTTGGGATTGCTTGCAAGCTCTGAATTTATAAAAGATAAAGACACAAAAAAAAGCATGGACGTTACAGGCTTAGGATTGCTTGCCGCAGGCGTAACATTAGGACTAAAAAGGTAATATAATATGGACAATCAAGTCAAATTCATAAGGAAAAACGGTCGAATTATTCCTATCAGGCAAAAGAAAGAGAAACAAAAACAAGTTTTGATAGGTGCTGGGATTTTAGGGGCCGCGGCGGTAACGGACGAGGTTGGTAAATACAGGGTTAATAAAGACGCTAGGAAACTAAAAGTAGAAAATTCTTTGGCAAAAAAATATTCTGGTCACTTAAATAATTATGTTTTTAAGCAAAATTCAAAGAGTGAGCAAGCAAAGGTTAGAATAAAAGAAACAAGATCAAAACTTAATTCTTCAATCAGCAAAATTGCGTCACTAGAAAACAAAATAAAACGTAAAACTCCTATGTTTAATTTTGGCGTTAGTGCTTTAACGGGTCTTGGAGTTGCCAAAATTGTAAGCAGCATGGGCATGACGGGCAATGAAACGTCAGATAATGCAGTCGGTGGAGCTACTGGAATATTGACAACAGGTGCAGTCAATACAGCATTGCAAAGTATGAAAGCAGGCGAACGACAATCTGTCGTAATTCCACAAATCAAAAAAGCGGCAGTAAAGTTTTCCAAAATGTATTTAAAAAAGAAATTCAAATTCTAAAAGGCAAGTTATGAATGAAAATCAAAACGTAAAATTTATCAGAAAGCATGGCCGTATAATCCCAATTAAAGTTAATAAACAAAAAGAAATTGAAGCGGCAAAAAAACATGTTAATGATTTAGGAAACATGGCAAGTGTCGCTTTTGGTGCAAGTGCAGGATCTTCCATTGTAGGCCTTTCACTACACCCATTGGCCGTTAAATATGATACCAAATACAAAATAGCGTTAAAAGATCACTTACAAGAAAAAAAACCAAAAAAACGCTCAATTAACAAAGTAGGCATAAAAAAACTAAATACATTAAGAAAAACAAGGGATTTTTACGTGAACATGCTAGGTGGAAAGATGGAAACAATCCAAACACAATGGGGAAAAAAGCAATCTACAATCCATGTTTTTCCAAAGATGTATCAATCCCCATTGATTAAGCTTGAAAAAATATCGAGAGCGTCCGCAGTTGTAGGGTTAGGCTTTGCAGCAATGCACATGGCCGGTTTCATAGGACTAAAACAGGCCAAGCATAAACCCGAAAACAAAACTAATTAATCACGAAGTAAGGCATAACATGGATAAGAAAAATTAATATTTAATACGAAGAGAAAAGAGATAAAAACTATCAAAAATCTGAAAAATATTACAGCAAAGTCAAAGATTGGGATAACGTCGAAACTCATAAAGAATATGCTCAAGGTCTTGCGGGCAAAAAGAAAATGGTAAACACTAAATAAAGAGAAAAGCAGTTAATGGATTTTTTTACTAAAGTTGATCAATCTACTCTTGTAGAGCAGCACATTCGCAAAGTGACAGGGCTAGAAATGGAGCAAGGCCGCCGCCTGGCCCTGGAATATAGCAATGCCAGGAGAGTATTAAAAGAGCGGATTGCAT